AAAACGTTGTCGCTAGTCCAGTGATAAAGAATGAAACGGGTAACTTCGGCCAGTGGCCGCACATTTACGAGCACCAGACGGACAGGTGTTACGTCCAATAAAAACGTCGAGAAGTGTACATATTCTGCGAACGTTATTGAAAACCATGTAATCTCACACATGGATATTCTTCCGAAAGGCAAAGGCTATCCTCAAGATTTTAGAGAAGCGCACGTCGACAGAGATGCCGTTGAGGCGTGCAAGGTGGTGTTCGGAAACGAGTCCACTAACAGAGTGCTTGATAAGTACAAGCGCGCAGTACCAAGTTCAAAAGCGCTCTATCTCGATTTACTTGAGTATGACATCCCAAGGGTTCAGACTTTGAGAGATGATCCAATCTATCAATTGGCATTGCAAACCGTACGTGACGAATTCATCCCGAAAGAAAAATTGATTCCGTTAACGTTAGGAGCTGCAGAGAAACATCCAAAATTTCCAAAAGATAGATCGCCTGGCCTGCCTTACAATCAGTGGGGCTACGTGAAGAAAGGTGACTGCCTTAAAGATGAGAAACTACGAAAGAGATGGCACATGATATGGATGATGATCGGTCGAGGTAAGAAAATCCGTTTGCCCGATACGTGCTGTTTCATGAGAGCTCAAATAAGCTTGAAGGAAGGACTCGATAAAATACGAGCGGTGTGGGGCATCCCAATGGATGTCATCATTGAAGAGTTCCGTTTCTTCACGCCTTACAAAGAGTGGATACTCGAAAATTCGAGTTTACCTATTGGTTATGGAGTTGAAATGGCTTTAGGTGGAATGCAATATGTCCACGAAATGCTTCATACACACAAGGGTGAAACAATCGTAGTTATGGACTGGTCCCGTTTTGACAAGGGCCCTGCTCCATGGATGCTTCGAGATGCATTTGAAATCATCTGGGATTCTTATGATTGGTCGAAAGTAAGAACTTCAGATAACAAAATATTTTCAGTGGATCCAGAGCACAGCAGGAACCGTTTTAAGGCGATTGTTGATTATTTTATTAACACGCCGATTAGACTAGGTGACGGCAATAGATATCGTAAAAGAGGGGGAGTCCCATCAGGGTCAGCATTCACGAACGTAATTGATTCATTAATTAATTTAATTATGGTTCGATACTGTGTTTACCAAACAACAGGTGAATTTCCAACTGCTGACATCGTTTTAGGCGATGACTCACTTTATGTCTCAAAAGGAATGATAAATCTTGAAGAAATAGCGAGAGTAGCTGATCTAAAATTCGGTGCAAAACTAAATACGAACAAAAGTTATGTCACCACACAACTACGGAACGCACATTTCCTCGGCTATTACAGTCGAGATGGTATGCCTTATAAGGCACATGACTTCTTGATTGCTTCATTCTGTTATCCGGAACGAACAATAAACACTCCAGTGATGACGCTGGCTAGAGCGATTGGTCAAATGTATAGTACTCTCAGTCCAACGAGAGCGTACCCATGGTTAAGAATAATTTGGTACTTAAAATACAAATATGCTGTTGAATTCGAAGAAATACATTCATACATGCGTGAAAATCCAAGTCGCTTCCGTTATCTCAAAACCATCGGAGTAGACCCAACAACGCTAACTGTGCCAGAGTTAGACGAAACACGGTACGTTGACTGTGTAAGACCGAGATCTTTTCCACCGCGAACATACAAGCCGAAGAGGTTAATGGAAAAGGTAAGCGAAGTTTACGAACGGGCGAAACAACGCCACTCGGCCTGCTTAGGCAGGGAAAAGTTTTATATCGATTTAGAGAATTGCGCGAAGGTACCTGAATCTGAACGAGGTACTGACAAAATCGATGAACCTTTCCAATACATCAGCGAAG